CTGCCCGGCGCTCGCCGCCATGCTGGAATTGATCAAGCCGCGCTCTGCGGAAGCCTTCTTTGCGCCCGTCTCGGCCGCCGTCAGCAGCGGCGATCCGCTGTCAAGGATGCCTTGCAGGTTCTTTGATACGAGTTCATTGTTATTTAGCGGCATGTTCAGGCTCCCTTGTTGCGTGTCAGTTTGATTCCAAAATTCCCGCGCTCGCGCCATCCGATATACGCCTTGCACCAGCCGATGTAGCTGATGAAGCGATAACGCTTGCCGTTCGCCCCTGTACGAGTAACGCGATTCCATCCGCCGATAGGGCTGAACACGTCATGCGGAAAGTCGCCTTCAGAGGTGAAAGGCTTTGGAACGCTCAAGACGTGGAACATCAGATTGTGAAAAGGATTGCGAAACCACCAGCGAACCGCGCGCCAGATTGATTTCTCCTGCTCTGGATTCCAGTAGCGGTCGCCGTAAATCCCGTCCTCGTCATTTCCGAAGAGTGCCCATATTAGTTTTTTCATCGTGATCCACCTACGTCCGCATTAAGCAGACGTCCCTATTGATACCCAAAAAAACGCCTGCGTTGCACCACCTCCGGCCACGTTTCCAGGGTTCGTCCAATCGACATACCTCTTTACCCACGAAAACTGATTCTGGTCACTCCCCGAAACACAGGCCGTTAGCAACTGTTGAGTCGAGGGGCTTCCAATCATCGTAAGAAAGATAGCCGAGGGGCCGGGGGAAGCATACTGACCCATGAAAGCCGTAGTCCCTGACCCAGAGGATGACGTTTCAACCCCCCATTGCACTAAAAGCCCACCCAGCCAAGAGGGGGTGGACACCGCGTACTTTCCACCTGATGCGGAGTATGAAAATCCAAGAATACCCAAAGTGAATCCTACGGCCCCTGTGAAGGTAGCGCCTGCAATATCCGCCTTCTCTGCGCCAAGCTCAGCGATGTCCGAATCAACAGCAGAAAACGCCGCATCAACCGCAGAACGAAAGTCGTTGAACTTCGCAGACAGAATTTTCGCGCCGGCGACAAAGGTGTAACTCCAGTTAAAGCTGCTCATCGCGTCTGCCCCCTAGGCGTGAATTGAATTGAAACTGCATGCAGAGAAAACGGCTCGTCTTCTGCGCTCTCATGGGTAACGGTAAGCGCCATGTTTTGCGCCACGCCGCTGATTGGGATTCGGATAACCGGATAGCGAGATCCGTCAAAAATTGCACCGTCAAACGGGCTAACGTCAAAAGTTCCGCCAGCCCCGTTCGATGTGCAGCCTGAGTAAATATCGCTACTGGCTGATGCGTAATCAAAGTCGGCGCTCACTAGTATTTGCACAGAATTTTCCGCCTGCATTTCGATAGCCAGTTCGTGGAATCGCTTGCGGTAGCTGTAATCGCCCGCAAAGTTGAAGGCCAGATTGATCACCGCCTGAATGGCTGCGCTGTTGAATGACGTGCCAGACTCCAACCGATAGACCTTGCCGGCGTCGTCGCCTGCAAAAATCATGTCGCCCGTTGCGTTCGCATCCGTGGCCACACAAGACAGCGCATCCGGGAAGATGAGCGGCATAGCGTCGATAGCGTCATTGCGAACGGTGAAGGCATACGCCACGCCGCCCGGATAGATCAGCCGGTACTGCGTGTTTTCCTTCACGGCATAGGCACAGACCGGCAGCACGCCTTCTGGCAGATTCACTTTTTGCCCGGTAAGGCTGGATGCGTCAAAGTCGCCGTAGGTATTCACCGCCTGCACCGAGCCCAGCCCGAATTCGTTTGTGTAGAGCATGGACGTGCCGACTTCGCGCAAGGTGTCGGGGTAAATGCCTGTTTTCGGAGCAACGACCTTCAGCGTGAAACTAGCGTCCGTGTTGCCTTCCAGCGCCATGATGCGATTCTGGCAGCCGATGATCAGCGCAGATCCTTTGAAGTCGGCCAGCCCTGTAATCTCGTCGCCCATGCCGATTTCACCGGCCCCCGTCACGACAGACCATGTGCCGGTCGGGTTTCCAATGGGCGAGAACTGCAGCGATCCGCCGTCAAATCCATAGAATAGGTAATTCTTGAACGCCACCAGCCAGCGCGGCGTGTCGGTCGTCATGCCGGTTGTAATATCCGTCCAGGTTGTTCCGTCCCACTGAAAGCCCTTGTGCGTGCCGCTGACGCCGTACAGCTTGGCCGTGCCCGCAGAGCCCTTGAAGTTGCGCACGTCAAAGCGATAGACGCCATTCGGCGCAAGTCCGGTCTTCTTCGCCACCCAGCCGGCGCCGGATGATTCCCACATTACGCACGTTGCGCCGCCCTCCGCATTGCGGAAGGCAAGCGTCTTGCTGTTGTAGCGCGCAATCCCGCGGATAGGGCCAGAGCCTGGCGGAATCGAATCAGGCGCGTCCTTTCCGTCGAACAAGGCATAGCCACGAATGCGCCGATAGCCGCCTTGGCGCAACGCCTCCCAATTCCAGCCGCCAATCACCTCCCCGGCCTCAACCAGCATGGCAGAGCCTGCTTGGTTCAAGCCACCCTTGAGCGCGACAAGCACCTCTTTGCGGCTCATGCCATCGGCACCGAGGCAAAGGTGATCGGGTCTAAATACACGTCTTCCATGCGCTTGAACGCCACTTGATAGTTCGCTTGTGCGGTCTGGTAAAGCTCTCCTGCGGCGTCGTGTGCCGAGTAGCGCATCAGTGCCAGCCAGACAATTGCCATGTGGTCTGCGCTACCCATGATCGGAATATCCGCATCGTTCTCCATCTCTTGCGGCGTGCGCTGATAGTCGAACATCACCGTGTAGCCATCACCTACGGAATCCAGCGCAATAGAGCCATCAGGACGCAGGCAAATTGCTGTTGGAGCCCTTGTGTTGCTTACCATTCGGTACTTGTCTGACCATTCTGCATTTGTGATCCACGGCAAGCGCGCAGACACATCAACCCCTGTCAGGAAAGCGGGCTGCGCCAAAACGGAGCGCACCAACTCAATGCCAGATGGCGTGTAAAGCTTCGCGTCCGCGGCGGTTGAAAAGCTCAGTGTCGAGCCCATAAACCGCCACGGCCGCGCTACCTGCAAATCAACCCAAGCCTCTTTGATCCAGTTGAAGCACTTGCCTTCAGTGCTGACAGCATCGACAGACGTAACCGGGCCAGCCCCTTGCATGCCGGCCTCAGTCCAAAGCCTACGGGTGAGTTGCAGGTAGTTCATGGTTTAAATCTCCACGGCCACGAACGGGTAGGTGTGCACCTGTGTTTCGGTGACCGTGCCGGCGTTGTCCGTGCTGACTTCAAACGTCACAGCGTTCTGCAGGGCTTCGACCAAAGGCTCTTTGACCATGATCTGCACGCCGCGCGGCAGCTCGTAAGCTTGGAAATTCACAGCGACCGTAACCGGCGCTTTGTTGTCTTTGTCAGCCTGCAGCGTGACCTTGAAGTCAGGGGCGTCAGGGAACTGAACGTAGCCATAAACAGCTTTGGATTCATAAACAGCGGCGCTGGCGCCTGATGTGGTTTTGCTTGTTGCCATTTTTCACTTCTCCAAAAAAAAGCCCGGGCACCAATCAAGGCGCCGGGGCTTGTTATTCACTGATCAGGCTGATCAGTAGTTGGTGACTGCAGTTTCCAGACGGATGATCCAGTTTTGATTCAGGATCAAGGCGGCGAACCAGGACTTCCAGCCGACAGAGCCGGTCTGGCCAAGGAAATCCACGGAGTCAGGCGTGCCGACATTGCGCACAACCAAATCCACGTCTTTCTTGCCCTGCACGCTGGTCGAGCCGTAGGCGTCTTCACCGAAAATAATGATCGGATAGACGTCGGCGCTGGTGCCAGAGGTCGAACGCATCGAGCCCTTGGCGCCGCCAGCATCAGCCCACACCGGCATGTCGGGCGAAGCGCAGAAGCGAATCGAACCGATCTTGCCGATCTCGTAGGGCAGCTGGCCCATTGCATCGCCGTACTTCTCGATAGGCGTCCAGCCGGTGATCTGCTCAAGATCGGCCTCGGCATTGCTGTGACACAGACCGATGTAAGCGGGGCGCACCGGCTCAGCCACGGCCTTGTTCACCGAAGGCACATACTTGCCGATGGTCTTCGCCTTCTTGCTGCGCAGATACATCGTTGCGCCGCGAAGATCGTTCAGGCTGACAGCCGCCACAACAGACGAACGGCCGCCAACCTTGTTGGCATAGGCTACATTGGTGCCGCCGCGAATCACGCCGAGGGTGACTTGCTCGATCACACCGCCGTGCTGCTCGCCGCACATTGCAGTGGCGTCCTTCATTACGGGGTCTTCCGCCAGATCAGCGATTTTGTCCGTAATGCCGAAGCCGCCGCCGTACTGGCCGAGCGTAGCGGTCACGTCCTCGTAAGCCAGCGCTTGAATGGTCGGCGGGACGCCTTCCGTCATGGTGCTGGTCGAGATCGAGGCCGGAACCACGCGGCGCATTTTGATGGTGTCGGCCTTGTTGGCCGGGATCGGGTACTTTTTGCCAAAGGTGGAAGCCAGCAAAGCCGGTTCAGCATGAACCAGGTGGTTTGCATAGGCGTGGTTGGTGGTGCGCTGGGAAAGGCCAGCGAAATTTTGGTTTGCCATTTTGATGCGTTCCTTATCGGGTGCGGCGCGGCTTCAGGGATTGGTAGATGTTCTGAAACTCTGCGTCGTCATCTGTGAGTGCAGCCGGATCGCCAGCGGCTCGCGCTGTAACCCCTGCTGCGTTCTTGAGTTGCTGCTGCTTATCCGCTTGCCGCGATGCCCGTACATCCGTCACAACCTGTCGGTCGGCGTAGTAGCGGCCCATCATCCAAGCGGCGTCTTCCGGGTCAGTGCTGGCGGCCAATGCCTGTACTTGCTTAGGCTGGGCGGCGTGCCATGTCCAAAAGGCGTCTGTCCTAATGTCCTGCTCCCATGTCGGGAACTTCTGCGAAACAACCTGCTTGGCAGCAAAGGCGGCGGCCTCTTCGGCGGCGGCCTGACTGACTTGCATCACCTGGGCGCTTTGATTGCGCAGCGTTGCCACTTCGGCCACAACCGGGCGCAGCGAGGCAAGCAAAGCCTCCCCTGTGCCGGGCGCGTAGTCCTCAAGTTGCGCAGCGAGCGCCTGAAGGCTTGCGTCAATGTCGGCGGGCTGCTTGGCAGTCGCCTTGTTTTTCGCTTCGTCTTCCAATTCCCGAATGCGGCGCTGGTGCGCTTGCTCTCGGCCGGCCTGGCTCATGCGGTGCTGGTTCAAATAGGCGTTTTGCGTCCGCAGCTCTTCGACTTGCTTGCGCACGTCTTCAGGCAGCGAGGCAAACGGATCAGCAGCTTCCTGCTGGGCTTCGGGCGTGGCAGCGGGTGCGGCCTCAACCTCTTCGGCTTGTGCAGATTGCTCGACGATCTCTTGCTCGGGCTCTACAGCCGGAGCGGGGGCGTCATTCCCCTTCATCTGGTCATACAGGGCGTCAAAATCATCATCAGCAGCGATTGCGGCCTGATCAACTTCGTTGGATGCGGCTTGTTCAGCGGCTAGGTCTTTGGTACTCATGTGGCGGCCTTTCGTGGCGGCAGAAATGAAAAAACCCGCCAAGGCGTGAAAGCCGAAGCGGGTCAGTGAGTGCCGGCCGGGTTACGGCAGGCGTAAAAAAACCGCCCGGAGGCGGCTGTTCTTCAGGTGTAAGAGTTAGCCCCTTGCGCCGGATCTGGTTTCTTTCTGTTTGGCAGCGTCAGCAGTTCGTCAATCTGCTCGATGCAGCCCCTGTGATACTGCGATGCCTCATGGCTGCTGCTGGCAATCAGCGCATCAACAGAAGAGGATCGCTGCTGCTTGGCCCATGCCTCAATCTCGCGCCAGTCGGCGCCGTTGGTGTTGATCGCCATTAAATCCCGCTCCCTGTGCGCATCTTCAGCGCCTGCTCAGCGTTGAATAGCTGGTTTTTCTGGTCGATCTCCATGCGGGCAATGCCGAGCTTGGCCTTGATCTGCTGAACCGACTGATCCGCCGCGGCGGCCAGCTTGGCCAGCATCATCATCTGCTGGCTTTGCGTCTTCCTGTCATCTGTCTGCGCGCTCAGCACCGTGCGCTGCAGATCGTTCTGGCTATCCTGTGCGGCTTGCTGAATCTTCAACCCTTCAAGCTGCTGGCCGGCCTGTACTGCCTGTGCGCGCTGGCTTAACTCAGCACCTTTGAGCTGCAGCGCCGCCCGGTCGTTCTTAACCTTCTCCATCTTCACCTGAACATCAAGCATCTTCGGGTCAGGCATTTGCGGCTGGCCTTTGCGGGCCTCTTCTTCGGCCTTCAAGACTTCCTCGCTCTTAATCACGCCTTCCGCCGATACCTGCATCGACTGAACGACCTTGCGGTAAAGATCCTGCACGCTCGTCATGTTGCGCAGCTCTGGATCAGCAAGCGCCAGCTTCAGGATCTCAGCCAGGCCGTTACGATCCATTTCACGCACCAGCAGCGAAGAAGATCCGAGCGGGATCACGTCATAGTCACCCTTCACAGAATCGTCGTCGTGGTAATCCATGTTCCAGCGGTACTGCCGCTCAAGCGTCGGGCGGGTAATGCGGTCATCCCAAGTGCGCACAGCACGCCGCAGCGGAGAAGTCGCGCTGTTCATCAGCATGGCCGTGCCGGTCGCGGTCTGCGTGACCTGTGGAGCTTGTCCAGATTGCGCCAGCATTTGCACGCCAGCCTCTTCTTCCATCAGCTTCATGCCGAACTGCAGCAGGTTTTCAAGGGCCGGGAGATTGCTGGCGATAGCCTCCTGCTTGAAAGCATCGCCTGCGCCGCCGCCTTTTGAATACCACGCCTTTCCTGGCGTCACGTCCCACGACCCATTGACTGGCTCGATGCGGGTCTTGTCGATAATCAGCTGCGGCAACACCGTGAATGCCGCGTTGTCATACACCATGCGAAGCGCGCTGTTTGTCAGTCGCTGCGAATGCTCAACACGATGGGGCGCACCATAGCCGTAGATGCTGTTATCGTCCTCTTCCCAGCACCACACCGAATAAGGTAGCGGCTCGTTCTGGTCAGCCTTGCAAACCGCCTTCAACACCTTGCCATCGCAAAACCAGACCGTCATCTGAACCACATCCAGCGGGTCATACTCGCCGTCATCGCAGCTTGTCAGCGTCCGCGCCTCGTCATACGGCAGGCTTCCGTTGAATTCCCAAACGTAGTACCGGCTGTCTGTCGTGCCGCCTGCGCTCTGGTTAATCTGTGTGAATGGCTGGGCCTGATCTGCGCGAGAGCCCGGCTTGCACATCAGCACTTCGCGGATCACTTCAGAATCAAAGCCCGGCGTCTTGGAGAGTTGGCGCAGCTGCTTGGCGGTGAGCGGGTGCCGCTCAAACACGTTTTCAGCAACATCAATTGTCGGGGCGTCGTCGTCAGGGTAGAAATTCCATGGGCTGACGCGCTCAATACCGGCCGTCAGGCTTTCAGTCACCTGAATGCCGTACTCCATCACCCCGGCGCCAATGTCCTGCTGCGAATAGCGGCGAGACTGCTTGACGCGCACAACCGGGCCTTTTACGACACCAGTGCCGAGAACTACGCCATCGTGAATGACGCCGCGCATCACACGGTTATAGCCGCACTCTGCAAGCTGGTCATCCATCAGGCTCTGCATCTTCAGTGCGCGAACCTCAGATTCTTCCGTGATCGCCTCGACGGTGCCGCCCATGTCTTCAGGCATGTCAGGGATAGGACTCGGGGAAATACTCCAGTTGCGGTCATCGGTCGGCAGGATCATTTCACCCAGCCGCGCCTCGATGAAGTTGCACAGCTTTCGCGTGCCGGAGTAAAACGCTTTTGAGCCCTTCAGGTTCGTTTCAACATCAAGGGAATATTTCCCGTTGTACTGCATCACTTCATCAAGCCAGCGCTTCTCAAGCGAAGCCCTGCGCGTTACACGCCCGTCGCACATGGTTTGCAGGCGCGTGGCAATCTCAAGCATCTTAGACTGACGATCTGCCGCGGCTTGGTCTTGATCCGGGCTATCAACCTCTTCGCGCTGGTCAATATCCTGCAATGCGGTCGCCATACGTTCGTCCATGTGTCTGCTTTCTTGGCTCTGTAATTGCAAATCGAATCATCATCAGTGCGTAGCGACAGTTGTGAACCACGACGCCATTCCCAACAGCAAAGGCATGAAGGCTAGGAACCTCCATGCAATACACATCACTTCGCCCGGCGCTTTGCACTCGCAAGACTCGCGAGATGCTCTTTGCCTGCATCTGTTGCAAGCCACATCTTTCTTCCGCATCCGAGTGAGCAGCACTGCACTTGCTTGAATCTGTCTGTCTTGAATTCAGTACCGCATACGGAGCACTGACGGGCGACGAGGTCAACCCCGCTTGCTCGCCTACTCTTTGACTTGCACGCGTTAGAGCAAAAGCGGTTAACGCCCCTTGGAGCGGACTCAAAGCCCTTTCCGCAACACTCACAAGTGAACGCAACCTTTTGACGGAGGAAGTG